AGGCCGAAAATTGACCATAGCCCCCCATCCTCGCGTTAAAACAAGGGTTTGGGAAAGGTTATGGCAGTGACAATCCGTGACAATTGATGACCTATGGAGTGACAATGCAGAATTTCCCTTATGAGAACCGCGCGCAAGCGCTCGAAACCGCCTTCGGTCTATACCTCACCGGCGAATGGCCTATGTCTTACGTCTCGGCTCTCTATTATGCCGAGCTCTCGGATACGACCGACGCGCAAGTCCGCTGGCAGAAAGGGCCGGGCGCCCGCTTTGCCGCGTATGTCTACACGCCAAGCCGCGACTACCCGCTGAATCCGGTGCGGCGACCGCGCATGGCCTTGCGGTCGTGACAATCTAACCCATCAGCGGACCCCGCTCCCGATTGGCGGACCCCGCTCCGCATTGGCTGTCTGTAAACGGTCAAGAGCAGGTTGACATTCGTTCTTGCTTTTGGCCGTTGACATATGGGCTTTGGGTGATTGTAGACGGGGGAGGGCCGGCCTTGGGATCTCCTTGTAAAAATACGAAGGGGCCACAAGAAATTTGCAAAATTTTTTATTTTTGATATTAAACAATCTATGACATTCGTTAGCCTACCTTACGAACCGCGCGTCATCGCCGCGACCGAGGCGCGTCTGGAGCAAATCTATCAGACGGCCAAGCTGGGCCTGAAAGGGGACGCGCTGGCGTTCGCGCTGGACATGACCCCGGCCGAGTATCGGGCGCTGGTCAGCCGCGACCAGATGGCCCAGTATGCGGAGGAGCGCGGACGCGCGGAGGCCGAGGCCGAGATGGCCGGGGTGCTACGCACGGCGGCGCTGGCGGGAGATACGAAGGCGGCGCTGGACATACTGAAGCACACCCACGGCTGGGTGGCGCGTCAGGCGGTCAGCGTAGAGGTCAACCAGACAATCAGCATCACGGCCGCGCTTGAAGAGGCGAAGATGCGGGTAATCGAGGGTTCAATTGCAGACGCCAATCTTCTCACCGCAGGACGAACAGCGTCTGATGGCGACGCTATGGAGCCAGCAGATCAAGGACGATCCGCTGGCCTTCGTGAGGCTGGCGTTCCCGTGGGGTAAGCCCGGCACGCCGCTGGAGCATTTCGAGGGACCGCGCGTATGGCAGCGCGAGGTGCTGCTGGAGCTGCGGGACCACATCCGCGCCAATAGCGGCAAGATAGATTTCGAGACGTTCAGGATGGCGACGTCATCCGGGCGCGGTATCGGCAAGTCGGCGCTGGTCTCATGGCTGGTGATCTGGATGCTGACGACGCGGATCGGCTCGACGACCATCGTGTCGGCCAACTCGGAATCGCAGCTCCGCAGCGTCACATGGGCCGAGATTACGAAATGGCTGAGCATGTCGCTCCAGAGCCACTGGTTCGAGGTGTCGGCCACCCGCGTCGCCCCGGCCAAATGGATCACGGAGCTGGTCGAGCGGGATTTGAAGCTGGGCACGCGCTACTGGGGCGTCGAGGGGCGCCTGTGGTCGGCCGAGAACCCGGACAGTTACGCGGGCGTCCACAACTTCGCGGGCGTCATGCTGATCTTCGACGAGGCCAGCGGCATCGACGACAGTATATGGTCGGTCGCCAGCGGCTTCTTCACGGAGAACACGCCGCACAGGTTCTGGCTGGCGTTCAGCAACCCGCGCCGCAACTCGGGCTACTTCTATGAGTGCTTTAACTCGAAGCGGGACTTCTGGCGCAACAAGATCGTAGACGCCAGATCGGTCGAGGGGACGGACAAGCAGGTCTACCAGCAGATCATCGACGAGTATGGGCCGGACAGCACGCAGGCGCACGTCGAGGTCTATGGTGAGTTCCCGAACGCAGGGGATGACCAGTTCATCCCGGCGTCGCTGGTGGCCGAGGCGGCGGCAAGGCCGAAGTGGGCGGACCAGAGCGCGCCTATTGTGATCGGGGTGGACCCGGCGCGGTTCGGGTCGGACGCGACGGTCATAGCGGTGCGGCAGGGCAGGGACATCATCGCGATACAGCGGCACCGCGGCGACGACACCATGACGGTCGTGGGACACGTCATCGACGCCATACAGACCTACACGCCGGCGCTGGTGGTCATCGACGAGGGCGGGCTGGGCGCGGGCGTCGTCGACCGGCTCAAGGAGCAGAGGTATAAGATCAGGGGCGTCAACTTCGGGCAGCGCAGCAGCAAGCCGATCATGTATGGCAACAAGCGGGCTGAGATGTGGGGGTCGATGAAGGAATGGCTGAAGACGGCGAGCATCCCGAACGACAGGTATCTGAAGGGCGACCTGACGGGGCCGATGATGAAGCCGGACTCGAAGGGGGCGATCTTTCTGGAGAGCAAGAAGGATATGAAAAGCAGGGGTCTGGCATCCCCCGACGCCGCGGACGCGATAGCCGTTACTTTCGCTTTCCCCGTGGCGCACAGAGAGGCGCGGCCGATGGACAACAGACCCCGCGTCAGTTATGGTGGAGCGATTTCATCTGGATGGATGGCAAGCTGATGGCTGGCAAGAAAACAACACCGCTTAAATCTACAACGCAATTTTTGGCGGAGTTAGGGGAATATAATGTTCCCGGTAGCGACGCTATGTTTACGCGAACGCCAGCGCCATATGTCGGTTTTAGCGACCGCGCTGGTCAAGGCGCAACCCCAAGTGATTGGGGCTCCGAAACAACCCCTTTGGCTAACCCGGCTGCGGTCCGGGCCTATACGCGCAACGCGCCGTATATGGAAGAGTTTATGTCCGATCCGCGAACAATGATAGCTGAAATTATGCGGTTGCGGCAGGCTGTTGCAGAAAAACCGGGCGACCCGGTTAATGAATACCGGTTGCGTGTGCTAACGCAGGCGCTTGGCGACGTGTTTGGTATGGGTGAAAAAGACGGCCGTGTGCAGGCTATGACTACGCCGGGAAGCCGCTGATGGTGTCTTTATCTGTAGGGCGCGGCGAGAAGCTGTCCACGAAGGCGGGCGCTGGCCTCACAGCCAAGGGCAGAGCCAAATATAATGCAGCCACGGGCAGCAAACTGAAGCCGCCGGCTCCGAATCCAAAGACGAAGGCGGACGAGGGGCGTAAAAAGTCATTTTGCGCCCGCATGGGCGGCGTTGTCGCCAAGTCGAAGAACGCCGAACGGGCGAAAGCCAGCATGAAGAGGTGGAACTGTGGCAAGTAAACCCGGCCTCTACGCCAATATTCACGCCAAAAAGGCCCGCATCGCCGCCGGATCGGGCGAGAAGATGCGCAAACCGGGCGCCAAGGGCGCTCCGACGGCCAAGGCGTTCAGGGAATCCGCCAAAACGAGGAAAAAATAATGCCTCTCGTGAAATCACCCTCAAAAAACGCCTTCCGCAAGAACATCAAGGCGGAAATGGCCTCTGGAAAGCCGCAAAAACAAGCAGTTGCGATCGCGTATGACGTAAAACGCAAGGCTGCGGCCAAAAAAGGAAAGTCCTGCAAGTAATGGACGACAACGGCATCAAAGGCGCTAAATCGGTTGCTGGCGGGGACGATGACGTCCTCAACACCATGCGCGGCCGGCTGAAGATCGCCGTCTCAGCCTACTCAGACAGTCGCGAAGACGAGCTTGACGACCTGCGCTTCATGGCGGGTAGCCCGGACAACCAGTGGCAATGGCCGGCAGACGTGCTGGCGACCCGCGGGGCGGTGCAGGGCCAGACGATCAACGCGCGGCCGTGCCTGACGATCAACAAGCTGCCGCAGCACGTCCGGCTCGTGACCAACGAGCAGCGGCAGAACCGGCCGCAGGGCAAGGTCATCCCGGCCGACGATCTCGCGGACGTGCAGGTGGCGGACATCTTCAACGGGATCGTGCGCCATATTGAGTATCTGTCGGACGCGGACGTGGCCTACGACACGGCCTGCGACAATCAGGTCACCTACGGCGAGGGCTATATCCGCCTCGTGACGGAGTATTGCCGCGAGGACAGCTTCGATCAGGACATCAAGATCAAGCGCGTCAGGAACGCCTTCTCGGTCTATATGGACCCGTCTATTCAGGACCCCTGCGGCGCGGACGCCGAGTGGTGCTTTATCACCGAGGACGTGCTGAAGGAAGACTACGAGCGCATGTTCCCGGACGCTGCGCCGATCTCGTCGCTTCAGGCGCAGGGCGTGGGCGACCAGACGCTCGCCATGTGGGTCAACAGCGAGACGATCCGCATCGCGGAGTATTTCTACTACGAGCATAAAAAGGCGACCCTGAACCTTTATCCGGGCAATCTGACCGCGTTTGACGGCACGCCGCAGGACAAGATGCTGAAGCAGCAGTTCGGCAAGCCGCTGCGCAGCCGGTCGGTCGACCGCAAGCAGGTCAAGTGGGTCAAGACGAACGGCTATGAGATCCTCGAGAGCAGCGAATGGGCGGGCAAGCACATCCCCGTCATCCGCGTCGTCGGCAACGAGTTTGAGGTCGACGGTCAGATTTACGTGTCCGGGCTGGTGCGCAACGCCAAGGACGCGCAGCGCATGTATAACTATTGGGTCAGCCAGGAAGCAGAGATGCTGGCGCTGGCGCCCAAGGCTCCGTTCATTGGCTACGGCGGTCAGTTCGAGGGCTACGAGACCAACTGGAAGACGGCAAACACCAACAACTGGCCGTATCTTGAGGTCAACCCGGACGTGACGGACGGGGCGGGCAATCCGCTGCCCCTGCCCGAGCGCGCGGCGCCTCCGATGGCTCAGACAGGGCTGCTACAGGCCAAGCTGGGGGCGGCCGATGACATCAAGTCGACCACGGGCCAATACGACAGCTCTATTGGGGCGGACTCCAACGAACGTACGGGTCGTGCAATTCTTGCCCGTGAAAAGCAAGGCGACACATCGACTTACCATTATGTGGATAACCTTTCACGGGCCATCCGCTATGTCACGCGCCAGATCGTCGATCTTATACCGAAGATTTACGACACCGAACGTGTGGCCCGCATCATTGGCATA